CTACCTTTCCCCAAGTGTCGAAGCAAGGCCCTCAGCAGTTGCAAGAAGGGCCGCCCTTCCGCTTTCCGATAGCTTTCGGTAAAGCTCAAGAAGGCGCTGCTCGTCCTTCGGGATGCCCTTATGCGCGCCTTCCTCAAGATCAAACAGGTCGCCGATGGTGCACCCGAAGTAACGCGCAAACGCGGCGGCAGTATCCATATCGGGACTCGTAACGCCGTTCTCATAGTTTTGATAGGTGCGGTATTTGAGGCCGAATATCTCGGCTGCTTCCCGCTGGGTTAGGCCGCGCTCAACGCGCTTTGTTTTCAGGCTCATCTCACGCCTCCTTTAGCATCTAGGCCGAAGCATACAAGAAACTTGTACGTCTGGCAATGTTTCGGCCTTTACAGACACAAGATTCTTGTGTAAGCTTCGGTTTGGACGCAAGAAACTAGTGTGTTAGGAGGAGCTATGCGAAACAATCTTGTGTCAGAGCGTAAGCGGGCGGGACTGAGCCGAAAAGAGGTCGGCGATAAGATTCACCGCTCGGAGGACGTAATCGGCAAGTGGGAGCGCGGCCAAAGCTCGCCGCTTCTTCCCGATGCGATCGCGCTCGCAAAACTCTATGGATGCTCGATTGACTACCTTGCGGGGCTTACCGACGAGCGCCGCCCTATGGCAACGGTGTGCTAATGAACGCCGCCGAACGCATCGAGTACATGCGCGAAACCCTCATTGCGCTCTACCTGAGGTGGCTCGAAGAAGGTGAGCCGGTCAGGTGAAGTGGACTACCAAAAAGCTCAAGTACCTCAGCGACCACGCAGACGAGGGGGCGGAGGCAGTAGCCGAGGCCCTAGGGTGCTCGCCCCACGCCGTCGAGGTTCAGGCCAGCCGATACGGAATCTCCCTCCGCAAGGTCTGGCAGTGCCCGAAGTGTGGCATGCGCGTCAGGAAGCCTCTCTCCCCGAAGACGGGGTGGTGCGCGTCCTGCTCGAAGGAGCTGCGGAACGAGGAGATCGCGGAAGAGGTGCGCGAGTTGGAAGAGGAGGTGAGGCGGGAGGAGAGGGTCAACCGCGAGCGCCAGCGCCTATACAGCGCCAAGCATAGGCACAAGAAAACGCTCAAGAAACTGAGAAGTAAATGAGAACCGTTCAGTTACCTGCGGAAACATCGGAAAGGAGAGAACGTGACCAAGCAAAAGAAATATCCGGGCACCCTCGTCTACCACAACTTGAGCGCCCGGAACGGCCGACAGGCCACGAACAGCGTAACACGCCAGATCCGCATGCCGGCTCAGACGATGCGCATACCTGCCGAAATCGAGCGGGAAAACCAGATGCGGGCGTTCAAGGCCGGGCTTCTTCTGGGCGTCGGCGTCGCGGCGCTCGTGTGCGGGCTGATCCTGTGGCTCTGGGTCATCCCCACCATGGACGCTGCGGTTGCGACCGCACAGGGGATGGTCGCATGAGGGAGATGGAGACCCCGGACAACCAGATGGCCCTTCCGGGGCTAGACCCCAAGGGCGAGCAGCGGATGGCTGACGCCCGCGCATGGGTGAAGGCCCATCCCGTCGAGTTCGGGTGGTACAAGGACAACGCCCGAGCGGAGTGCGCCCGCACCCACGACGGCAAGGCAAGCCCGAACCGCGCGCTCTACGGCATGCGCATCAAGTTCAGCATCGAGCTTCCCAACCACCTCGCCCCGTATCTGGCGCGCATCGCCATGGAGCAGGACAAGACCATCCGCATGAGGGTCGCGCGCAGCGACGCCGACGGCTACACGACGGCGGTGCTCCGATGAGCTGGAAGACCAAGCGCGTCGGCGTGGCCGAGTGCGTCATGTGCTTCCCGGAGGTGCCCACCAAGCAGCGACCGAAGTTCGACACCAAGCGGTTCCGCACCTACACGCCGGACAAGACCCGGCACGCCGAGAAGTCCATCAAGCGCCAGTGGGAGGCCGCAGTCGGCGACCGCTGGAGGGACTTCGCCACCGAGGTGCGCGTCTTCATCGAGGTTCAGCGCCCCTTGGCCAAGAGCAACCCCAAGTACTGGGCGGGGCGTCCCGACCTCATGAAGCCGGATGCGGACAACTTGGCCAAGGTCATCTGCGACAGCCTCAACGGGCTCGCGTACCGCGATGACTGCCAGATCACGCAGCTCGGTGTGACCTTCGACCCAAGAACCCCATACAGCGACGAGTGCCTCATCCGGGTGCGCGTCGAGTACTACAGCGAACGATACGAGAAGGAGGCCAAATGAGCGCCACAACCATCAAGGCCCATTTCAAGCAGGCCACGGTCAAGGGCGGCGTCGCCGTCCTTCAGCTCGAGGTGCTTACCGACGCGGCAGGCGCCTTCGACGTCATCAAGCAGGCGGGCCGCACCGTGGTTCTGACCATCGAGAGCGATCAGCAGGAGCTTGACTTCGGCGACGAGTACGAGGCCGAGCCGCTGCCGTTTGACGAGGAGAGCCCCGCCAACGTGGACGCCGAGACCGGCGAAATCTACGACCCCATTGAAGACGAAGACCACATGCTCACCGAAGGGAGCGACTAACCATGAAGTACTTCGGGCGCAACATCATGAACGGCGTCGACATGCACGACCTGCACGACAACCTCCACAAGGCCGCAGGCGTTGTGGAGAGCAACATCGTGTTCATGCTCACCCACGATGCGGACGAGACCCGCAGCGCCGACGTTGACATGTGCCAGTCCGCGTACAACACCATCGCCATCTGCGAGGCGATCATCGCCAAGTACCCCGATGACGTTGCCGAGAAGGCGCTGGCCAACGCGCGCAGCGATATGCAGAAGATCGAGGAACGGCGAGACGAGCTGAAGGCTATCTTCGGCATCCTGTTCGGGGGGTGCTAGGCATGAACCTCACCAACTCCCTGAACCTTCCGCGCCCGTTCGTCTCGGCGGCTGAGAGCGACTACAAGTACACGCCCAAGCGCTACAGCGTGACCGCCCTTCTGAAGGGCACGCGCGAGGCCATCCTCCAGCGCCGCCACGACGACGAGATCACTCAGGACGTGGCTGACATGGTGTGGGCCGTCTTCGGCTCTGCGGTGCACCAGATTCTCCAGAACGCCGAGGAGACCAAGACCCAGCTCAAGGAGAACCACCTCGTCATCGACATGCCCAACGGCTACCAGCTGAGCGGCATATTCGACCTCTACGACGACGCGACGGGCACCGTCACGGACTACAAGACGGCATCGGCTTGGAAGGCCGTCTTCGGCGCGAAGGATGACGAGGAGCTTGCGGACTGGCGCAAGCAGACCCTCATCTACTGCTGGATGCTTCGACAGATCGGCTTCGACGCCCATCGCGGCGAGATCGTGGCGCTTCTCAAGGATCACAAGAAGAGCGACGCCAAGAACAAGGCCGACTACCCGAAGCACCCCGTCTGGCGCGTGGGGTGGGACTTCACCGACGAGCAGATAGAGCGGTGCGGCGAGTGGCTCGCCAAGCGCTTCGAGGAGATCGAGGCAGCCGAGCAGCTTCCCGACGACCAGCTCCCCATGTGCACCGAGAGCGAGCGCTGGCACCGCGCCGACAAGTGGGCCGTGATGAAGGAGGGCCGCAAGACCGCCATCCGCCTCTACGACAGCAAAAGGGAGGCCAACGCCCGCATGAAGAAGGAGAGCGAAAACGGCAAGGGCAAGTTCTACGTCGAGCACCGCCCCGGCGAAGACCCGAAGTGCATGGACTACTGCTCCGCCTGCCAGTTCTGCGACCACTACAGGAAGCTCACGGAGGAGGCATAGCAATGGCGGACGAAGGAATCTACAGCCTTCTTGCGAAGGCTCAGGCGGCCATGGTGTCGCCGAAGAAGAACGGCGTCGGGCAAATCGGCACGCGCAAGTACGCCTACGCGACCCTTGATGACGTGCTCGACGCCATCAAGCCGCCGCTCAACGAGAACGGCCTGTTCCTCACGCAGCGCACCGTGAATGGGGAGAACTGCCTGTTCATCCAGACGATCGTCGGGCACGGGAGCGAGACGCTCCTCCTTGACGAGGAACCCTACGAGTACGACCCCAACCCGCAGGAGTACGGCAAGCGCGAGACCTACGCCAAGCGCTACGGCCTGTGCAAGGCGTTCGCAATCGTGGGCGACGAGGACACGGACGGCGACGTGCAGCAGACCGCTCCGCAAGACCCGCGCTGGAAGACCACCGGAACGGCCAAGGCCGCTCAGACAGCCAAGGCGCAACCCGACAAGAAGAAGTGGCTCACGCGCTGCTTGCAGCTCAAGGCCCAGTGCATGGCTCAGGGCGTGAAGGAAAGCGGTCTCGACAGCTGGTACAAGGCCAGCTTCGGGGACGTGAAGCCCGGCGACCTGACCCTTGGGCAGGTGACCGAGTGGGGCAAGTACCTCGCGCAGATCGCCAAGGACTCAGACCACAGCAAGGAGGAGACGGATGAGCATCAATCGAGTGACGATTAGCGGCAACCTCGGGCGCGACCCGGAGCTTCGCGCAACCGCGTCTGGCACGCAGGTGTGCAGCCTCGCGGTGTGCGTGAACACGCGCCAGAAGGTCAACGGCGAGTGGTCGGACAAGGCCAACTGGGTCGACGTGGTCTTCTTCGGCAACCGCGCCGAGAGCATCGCCAAGTACCTCGCCAAGGGTTCGCACGTGACCATCGCCGGAAGGCTGAGCCAGAACACGTGGGAGACCAAGGAGGGCCAGAAGCGCAGCAAGCTTGAGGTCATCGGCGAGGACATCGACTTCCAAGGCGGCAAGCGCACGGGGCAGGCCGCAGAGGATCAGTCCGCAGACGTCTACGACGACGACTGCCCGTTCTAGGAGGAGACCATGAACACCTATTCAATCGCGCACCTCGCGGCCATCGCGTACCTGAACTCCAAGGGCCTCAAGGCCGAGGGCGCTTGCAAGTACGTGTGCGACGAGGGAACCGCCGACGTCGTTGTGAAGGACGGCGAGGTGACCGTCATCGTGATCGTGACGGCGAAGCGCCAGCGCGGCGAGGTCAAGGAACCGGAGTTCAGCTACAAGCGCTTGCAGCACATCGCCATGTGCTTCCTCGTTGAGCACCCCGAGGTGGACGCGCTCCGATTTGATGTCATCGAGGCGCTTATCGGCACCGGCGCAACCGTGTCCGTCAACGCGCTTGAGGGCGCTTACTACTGGGAGCGTTAGGTCATGCAGGAAGCCAAGTTCACATGGTTTCCGAAGCTCACCGCAACGGTGGCCAAGGTGCCGGAGGAGCAGCGAGGAGCGATCCTCTGGGCCTTGGCCCAGTACGGCACCTACGGCATCGAGCCTGAGCTTGAGTGGCCGCTTGATGCCATCTTCGAGAGCCTGCGCGAGGACATCGACAACTCCAAGCGCGCCATTTCGAGCGGTGGAACGGGGGGACGCGGAAACAAGAAGGGTGCTTCAAGCGACTCGAAAGACCCCTTTGCAAACAGCGAAACCCCCCTTTCCGAGTTCTCAAACCTCGCTTGCGATTACATCGAAACGGGGGTTTTGGAAACCGAAAACGGGGGTTTGGAAGATGCCGAACCCAAACTAAACCATACCAAGCCAAACCATACCAAGCCAAAGAAGAGGTTCGTCCCGCCCTCAGTTGACGAGGTTCGCGCCTACTGCGCGGAGAAGGGCTACACGTTCGACCCGGAGGCTTTCGTGGCGTTCTACGAGTCGAAGGGCTGGAAGGTCGGGCGCAACCCCATGAAGTCGTGGCAGGCGGCTTGCACCACATGGCAGAAGCGGCAGGGCGACAGGAAGGAGGCCAGCCATGACGAGTACTCGAATCTCTGACGCGCTCAAGGGCCTCGACGTGCCGGAGGGCATCGAACCGGCCAAGCCCGTGCCCTTCGAGCAGACCGACGAGTACCGCCAGATGATGCGCAAGGCCAGCGAGTGCAGGCTGCGCAAGGCCGGGCTTCGAGGCGGCTACATGCGCGCCCAGAGCGACATCGGCGAGCGCGTGTGCAGGATCGTGGAGCGGGGCCGTGGCGCGTACCTCTGGGGCGAGCCGGGGCGCGGCAAGACCTACGCGGCGGCCCATGCGGTGCGCGTCGCCGTCGAGCGCTCCAAGGGCACCAAGCCGCCCGCGAAGCTCGTGAGCGCCAAGCACCTGCTGGACAGCATCCGCGACGGCTTCAACGGAGGAGACCGCGACGCTCTGAGAAGGGCCGAGACCGTTCCGCTTCTGGCGCTTGACGACCTAGGTGCGGAGAGGCCCACCGACTGGGCAATCGAGACGCTCACGGGCCTCATAGACGCCAGAACCGCCGAGGGGCTTCCGACCATCGTCACGAGCAACTACAGCCTCGGGCAGCTGCGCGAGCTTTGGGGCGGCATGCCCGGCGCGCGAATCGCCTCAAGGCTCGGCGGGGCCTGCGAGCGCATCGAGGTGACTGGGCCTGACAGGAGGCTCAGATGATCTCGATGGGACAGCTTCAGGGACACTCCTTGGAGAGGGCCGAGCTTTACGGCAAGCCGCATGTCGGCGCGCGATACACCGGCAAGGGCGCGAGGGACTACGAGCGCACGCAGGAGTGGTGCTGCATCTGCGGAAAGCCAGCCATGAGCTGCCACCACGTGATACCGAGGGGGCGCGGCGAGCGCTTCAACCTCGTCACGCCGAACGGCAAGTGGAGCCTGAGAAGCCCGCTGTTCGCCCTATGCGGCTCGGGCACCACGGGGTGCCACGACGGGTTCCACGGCGCGGCGCGCTTCGTTCCCCGCTGGGTGTGGGACAACATCCAGTTCGAGCAGCAGTGGTGGGACGGGCTTCTTCTGAAGCTGTTCCCCCCGCACCATCCCGGCCTCTACGACTACGGGCGCTGGGAGATTGAAGACCGGGATACCGGCAGGATCATCACCATCAGGGAAAGGGTTTGAAATGGAAATCAGGACTTGCGAGGAGTACGTGCTTGCCAAGCTTCATGCGGCTGAGGCAGCGAACGAGGTGCTTCGCGGAAAGATCGCGGAGCTTGAGCGCGAGAAGAGCGAGGCGGACGCCAAGAAGGCTGAAAGCCCCGACGGCGAGATCGAGCCGAGGCAGGTGCAGATCGTCAAGCTCAACGAGCCGTTCGAGACGGCCTATCTCACGGTGAAGGACGTCTACGACTTCAAGCACAGCGAGAACGGGCTTGGGCTTACGGCTGAGGAGGCGCGCCAGAAGGCCGCAAGCGATGAGGGCCTGCGAGAGGTGGCCCGCAAGCGCGTCGGTTGGAGCAGGAACGAGGCCATGAGCGTTGATACGCGCATCTGGCCCTGCCAGCTCCGTACCGGAACCCAGACGTTCGTCATGGACGTTTGGGACAACGGGCGCAACCTCGCCGAGGCCCGCGTGTCCAAGGACTCCGAGAAGGCGTGCACGGGGCAGTACTTCCCGGCATACCGCGCGAATGAGCTTGAGAGGTTCGGCCTCGACCTGCTCAAGAAGCGGCTCATCGAGTACGCCGACAAGCTGGACGCCGAGGCCGAGAAGGACGAGGAAAACGAGTGAGAAGGCTGCTTTTCGCAATCGCGATCGCTGCCGCCGTGAGCGTTCCGGCGGCCATCATCTACGCGGCTCTCAGGGCGTTGCAGCTTCTCGCCCTCGGGCTTGCATTCCTGTGCTTTCTGTCGCTCGCAGCGTGAAAGGAGACACGATGAAAGACGTCAAGGCGGAGCAGGCGCGCATCCGCATCGAAGCCGCGCGCAAGCACCTCACCGAGGCCCTTGAGGCCGTCAGCGGGCCGGAGCCGGACTGGGCGAGGTGCGAGGCCTGCATGGACATGGCGAGCGATGTGCTGCCGACGGTCATCGAGGGTGAGCCGCGATGAGCCTGAGCAAGGACGAGTGGAAGGCCGGGATAACCGAGGAGAGCAAGCCCATGGGCTGCATGGGGTGCCTCTTCCTCGTTCTGGCGTGCTTGGCGCTCGACGGGCTGACGGTGTTCTTGGGCTACCAGATCGTGATGCTCGTCAGAGACATCATCGCCGGCTGAGTTGACAATGCGGGCGGGGCCGAGAGCTTGGCGGCTAGGCCCCGCCGGACGAAAGGATTCTATCATGGCAAGGTACTACGAGATAAACGAGGCGGATGCGCGCATGGCCCACGAGGCGAACAGCATGCGCGAGTTCAAGGCCGGCAGCGAGACCGAGTGCTACCGCGCGCAGGTGGACGAGGCCTACCGAATGGCCGAGGAGCAGGCCGAGCGGTTCCCCGAGCTTGCGGAGAAGGCCTACGCGCTCGCGGACAGGTTCGCACGCAAGTACGCCGAGTGGCTGAACGAGGGCTACCGCATCGACGCGATGTGCCCCAGCATCCTCGTTTCGGGCGGCGGGAACTTCCCTGTTCGCAAGAAGGAGCGCCAGAACGCCCGCCGAAGCTCGCACATGGAGCGCTACGAGAAGGTCATGGGCATCAAGCGCCGCATCGCGTCCATCGGAACCGGCGGCATACAAGCGGGCGACCCGAACGCGCTCGAAAAGCTTGAGGCCAAGGCCAAGCGGCTAGAGGATCGTCAGGACATGATGAAGCGCGCCAACGCCCACTACCGCAAGCACGGCACGCTTGAGGGCTTCGACGGCGTAGACCACGACGAGGCCGAGCACGTCAGGCACGACATGGAGCGCTTCGGCATGAGCCAGCCCTTCCCGTCGTGGCAGCTGTCGAACAACCTCGCCACGATCAAGCGCACCCGCGCGCGCATCGCCGAGCTTCAGCGCGAGAAGGAGGCCGGCACCGAAGACCGCGAGACCGAGGTCAACGGCGAGCCTTGCACCGTGGTGGAGAACGCCGACATCATGCGGCTTCAGCTCGTGTTCGACGGCAAGCCGGAGGCGGACACCCGCGCGAAGCTCAAGGCCAACGGGTTCAGGTGGTCGCCCAAGAACGGCGCGTGGCAGCGGCAGCTCACGGACAACGCCCGCCGGGCGCTCAAGGCTTTGGAGGCGTAGCCATGGCGAACCAAGAAAAGAGCTGCGAGTTCTGCGAGCACTGCCTCTACATCTGCGAAGGGGACTTCTTCTGCGACGAGAAGCAGGAGATCATCGCGAGCGATTTCCATATTCACGACTGCAAGGTTTGCAACAAGTACACGGAGGTTGACGAATGAGCAAGGTAAAGATCATCTTGGCCGCAGCGATCGCGGCGGTCGCTCTGGTTGCGGTGTTCGGGTTGAGCGGGTGCGCATCGTGCTCGCGCGCCGTTAAGACGGTTTCGAGTGACGTGTCGGGTGGTATGCAGCGAACTGTAGAGGTCTACACCAACACCGGCGAGCTGCTGACAACCTACGAGGGGAAGATAGACATCCAGTACGAGGACAACCGCACCCTGTTCGACCTCGACGGCAAGCGCTACACCATCAACGGCGGCATCGTGATCGTTGAGGAGCAGTGATGGCAAAGGGAGAAAGCTGGGACGGGTGCCGGTTCCTCTACGTGTGCTGCGACTACGGCGTGTGCCAGAACCAGATGCTTGAGGAGCTGGGAAAGACCTGCGACACGGAGAGGTGCGACAACTGGATTAACGACCACCTCATCGACGCGCAGGACGATGACGACGAGACTTGCAGGGAGTGCGTATGGAAGTGACCGAGGACAAGCCGAGGGAGACCGAGGAGAAGCCGAAGCCCTCGCCGCTCGATGACTACAAGTTCCACGTTGACACGGGCGGGGCGATCGTATGCAGCAACGACGCCTACGAGCTTCTGGACGCGCTGCGGGACATGCACTGGCTGTGACATCTTGCGCTGGCCATACCATCCAGCCAAAGGAGGCATGGCCATGGGAAACAGCAGGCACCACAAGAGAAGGCGAACCAAGCGCAAGCGCCGCACATGCACGCAGAAGGTCGCGTTCTACAGCGAGCTTGCGGCGATGAGGGTAGGGGCACGGTACGGGCAGGACTGGTACCGCTGCCCCTACTGCCATGCGTGGCACCTCACGAGCAAGAACAGCCAGCCGGGGGCGCTTCATGGATAACGAGGAGCGCACAAGAAGGCAGCTCGCCAAGCACGCCCAGAGGATGCGGCGCATAGGCTGCACCTTGGGCGAGATAGCGCGGGCGCTTGAGATCACCATCCACGAGACCAAGAGGCTGCTGAAGGAGGCGGCACAATGAGCCGCATGCGCACGTACTGCCCGCACTGCGGGCGCATCGTGCCGGCGGGCCAGCGCTGCGCATGCAGGCCGCGACCCAAGCGCAAGCCGACCCAAGGCGACAAGGCAAGGGCCAAGCGCGAGCCGTGGAGGCGCAACTACTCAAGCGCCGAGTACCAAGCCGCGAGGCAGCAGGCGATAGCGAGAACCAAGGGCAGGTGCACCGACTGCGGAAGGGTGTGCGCATGGCACGACGGCAGGCGGTGGAGGACTGCGGGCATGGGAGGAGAGGTCGACCACATCGTGCCGCTGTGCAAGGGAGGCACGAACGACCCGGCCAACCTGGCCCTGCGCTGCAAGAGCTGCCACGGCCTGAAGGACGCCAAGCTCCGGCGCAAGACCCCCTAACCCCTTGGAAAATCCGAAACGCCTCCTCATACCCCGCGCGCAACTCCCAAGCGCGTATCGCCACAAAATTGGAGGTTCGGGGCCTTCAAACGGCTGCAACGCTAAGGCAGCCAAAAACGCAACGCTAAATCTCACACCCGCGATAGCCTCCTTTCACCCTACGAAAGGAGGCTGTTTTGCGCCCTATGCCAGACCTGAAGATCGAGGAAACGCCGGTAAGTGCCCTCGTTCCGTACGCAAACAACGCGAAAATACACATCAGAAAGCAAGTAGACCAGATAGCCGCCTCAATAAGCGAGTTCGGCAACTGCGACCCCATCGCCGTATGGCACAACGAGGACGGGGAGCCGGAGATCGTGGAGGGACACGGGCGGGTTCTGGCCCTGAAGCAGCTGGGCATCAAAACCGCCCCAGTCATATCGCTCGACCACCTCACCGACGAGCAACGCCGGGCATACACGCACGTACACAACCAAACGACGCTATCGAGCGGCTTCGACTACGAAACGCTTACCGAGGATATGGACAACCTGAACGCCGACTGGGAATCTTTCGGCTTCGATGAGTACCTGTACAAAGGAGCTCCGGTCGATGCCATAGAAGACCTCATGACGGAGGACTTCGCGACGAACGTCACCAAGGGCAACGGCGAAACGTTCTCGTTCTCCCTCGTGTTCCCCATCGACGTTAAGGACAGCGTTGAGGCCTACGTGAAGGCCATCGGGCGCGACGAGCTTTCCGCCCGCATCATAAAGGAGGCGGAGGAATGGGAGTAGAGTGCGGTTCGCAGGCTGTCTTGTGCGAGTACCCCATAAGGCTCGACACGTATTCCGGTTGCTCCCATGGCTGCAAGTACTGCTTCGCAAGAACCAAGGTCGATATAGAGAAGGTAACGATGAAGAACTGCTCGCAGCAGCTCCGCAGCTTCATCGAGGGAAATAGAACGACCGTGACGAAGTGGTGCGACTGGCGGATACCCCTTCACTGGGGAGGGCTTTCCGACCCCTTCCAGCCCATAGAGCGAAAGGCCGGGGCGTCGCTAGAGTGCCTAAAGGTGTTCGCAGAAACCGGCTACCCGGTAATCATATCGACAAAGGGCAAGCTCATAACCGAGGAGCCGTACATATCGCTTTTGCGGAAGTGCAACGCCGTTGTTCAGATCTCCATGGTCTGCTCGTCATACGACAAGATGGAGCCGGGCGCGCCAACGTTCGAGGAGCGCCTTTCGATGGTCAAAAAGCTGGCGGGAAACTGCCGCCGCGTAATAGTTCGCGCGCAGCCGTACATAACGAGCGTAAAGCGCGAGTTCCTTGCGAACATCCCGCGCTTCGCCGAGGCCGGTGCCTACGGCGTTACCGTCGAGGGAATGAAGTTCAAGCGCGGAAAAAGGGGCCTCGTGAAGGTTCGCGGGGACTACTGCTACCCGCAAGACCTGCTAGAGGCGCAATACGCGCTCATAAAAGACGCGTGCCAAGGCAACGGGCTTGCCTTCTTCTGCGCCGAGAACCGGCTTCGGCCCATGGGGGACAGCCCCGCGTGCTGCGGGTGCGGCGACCTTCCCGGCTTCGAGGGGAACAGGTTCAACGCCGTTTCGATTCTGAACGGCATCGAGTGCGCCCCAACTGATCGCATGCAGCAGGTTGGTACGGCGCACTGCTTCAAGGCCATACACCAGTCGCCCGGCTCGTCGCTCATGCTCGCAAAGGAGTCTTTCGCATCCCAGATGATGAAGGAGACGGAGAGCTACGAGCGCGAAACCCGCTTCCACTCCGAGGAGGAAACGCTCGCCTTCACCCGATGGCTCAAGTCAACGGGGATAAAGGCGAAGGAGGTAAACGAGCTAACCGGAACGCAGATGGCTTCGCACTACCTATGCACGACGCCCGGAGGACAGACCGCCGTCCCGACCGAAGACCAGTTCGAGAAGCTGCGGAAAAGCCCGAAGCTCCGAAAGATTCCTGACTACATACTGCGAATCGTTTATGGGGGGGGGGTTCACCTCTCACAGATAAGCCGTTGAGGCTTTGCGCGGTCGTTTTCAAACCGGCTTCACCTATCCCGCGCGCTTCGATGCAAGCGGGTTGTTTGGCTTTGGCCGCGTAACCGTAAGGAGGCACGATGATAAAGAGATGCGAGGTTTGCGGGCGGGAGTTCAAGGCCCAGCGAAGCACGGCGCGGTACTGCTCCGCCACGTGCCGCTCGCGCGCGGCCAGAGGCTACGCCTACACTGGCGAGCTTCAGGCTCCCGCCCCGTCCGCATCCATGACGGATGACGAGGTGCTAGAGGTGTTGCAGCGCGCCCACGTGGCGGCGAGCGACCTTTCGCGCGCATCCATGCTCACGTCATCGCCCCTGTGCCTCAAGTTGCGCAGGGCTGCCAAGAGGATCGAGGACGCACTGAGGGGTGAGGGACTGTGAAGGGCGCGAAGCCGAAGCACAACGCCATACGCCGGGGCCTCTCGGACTCATACGGCCTTGCCGTGCAGGACGGCGGCACCGGGGTGCTCATGCCTCGGGACATAGCCCAAGACCCAGTGCAGAGCGAGATATGGGCGTGGCTCGCCCCGCCGGTCAACAGCTTCACCGAGCAGGACATCCCGACGCTGCGGCTCCTGACATACTGGCACGCCGTGGCGCGTCAGGCCGAGCAGGCCATCCACTCCGATGACGGCCATATAGCCATCTTCGACAAGATAGGCGTGAAGCCGTTCAAGACAGCCGACGGGCGCGAGGTTCCGCTCGTGCGCAAGAACCCGGCGCTCACCATCCTCAAGGAGGCGAGCAGCGAGATTCGCGCGCTGTCCGACATGCTAGGCCTATCGCCCTTGGCGAGATCGCGCATCGGCCTGATGGACGCCACGGCCACCAAGACGGCGGCGGACACCGCAGCCATGTTCAAGAGCATCGACGCAGCATACGAGCTGCCGGAATCAGAGGTGGTGATAGAGGATGCGGAGGACTGAGACCTCGTACTCGCGCGATGGCCTGATAATGGCGCGCGACTACGAGAAGTGCCTCTCCTCCATGTGCCACCACGTCTCGAACGACAGCTACTACGGAAAGCCCTTCCTCCTCGAACCGTTTCAGCGCGAGAACATCTGGAAGCCGATATTCGCTACCGGGAGCATGGAGGGCGGGCGGTTCAAGCGCCGCTTCCGCCGCGTGATAATCGGCCTGCCTTCCGGCTACGGTAAGACCGAGCTTGCCGCAGCGACCGTTCTCACCGTGGCGACGATGGAGGTCATCCACAACGGGCAGTACGGCGTGGTCGCAAGCTCCAAGGATCAGGTGCGCAACATCTTCGAGAAGATCGCCACCATGATAAAGCTCAACGACACGTGGAAGAGCCAGTGGGACATCGGCAAGGACGTCATCACCCACAACGAGACCGGCGCGAAGATCATGGTGCTTCCCAACAAGCCGGACGCCCTTGAGTCTTGGCACTTCAACGTGCTCATCTTTGACGAGCTGCACGTCTACAAGGACAGCAAGGTGTGGGACGCCGGGCTGAAGGGCCAGAAGGTGCTCTGGAACCCGCTCTCAATCGGCATCACGACCGCAGCCGACGCGCGCGAGGGCTTCCTGTGGGAGACCTTGCAGAAGGCCGACGACGACCCCGGCATGTACCTCTACTGGTTGGGCCTCGATGACGGCGCGGACATCGACAAGCGCGAGAGCTGGGAACCGCTCATGTGCGCCTCTTGGGTCACGTGGGAGAGCATCCAAGACCAGCGCGGCATGGCCACGTCCAAGAGGTCGTTCGAGCGCTACACCGCCAACCGCTTCCCGTCCGACAGGGACGCGTACTCGTGCTTCACCACGGCGCAGCTCGACCGATGCGAGCGCGGGCCGAACAAGCTCGACTTCGACAGTCCGTTCACCATCGGCATCGACGGAGCCACGGCTGGCGACTCCTATGCGATCGTGGCCTATCAGGAGCGCAAGAACAAGCGCGGAACCATGGTCGGCTACACGAAAAGCTGGATATTCGACACGCCGGACGAGGACACCGGGCACTACCCGCTCAACCAGATCATGGAGCTTGTGGCGGGCGTGTGCCAAGAGCACTACCCGGAGGTCGTTGGCATCGACCCGAACCGCATGATCGTCATGAGCAGCCAGCTCAACGACGTTTACGGCATCGAGACCGTGTCCTTCGCCCAGAACAACGCCACCATGTGCCAAGCGACCTCGATCGTGATGAACCTCGTGAAGGACAGGCGGCTCAAGCTCAAGGGAGAGAGGAAGCTTCGGCAGCACTTGGAGAACACCGTGGAGGAGGAGCGCGAGCCATACGGAACGCGATTCGGCAAGGACTCCCGCAAGTCCAAGATAGACGGCGCTATCGCCTTGGCTATAGCCGCGCTCGCCTACAACAAGCTCGTGTCTGGAAGCGAGGACGCTCCGGAGATCTACTAATCTCACGCCGCCCGTACCATGCCGCCAGAAGAAAGGGGCAGCATGGGACGTTTCTACGACATGTTCTACAAGCGCGGCGAGGAGCCGGAGCTTTCAGACGTGGTGCGCGTCAACCTTCCGCCGGGGTTCGCTCCCACACCGGCTGGATACGGCGCGCTCATGTCAATCGACTACGCCGCGTGCGAGCAGACCAAGGCGCGCTCAATGGCGTCTCTTCCGTTCAGCGTGGTCAACCACAGGCGCAGCGGATCGGAGCGCCTGACCAACCATCCGCTTGCGAAGCTCCTCAACGGCATGGCCAACGAGGAGATGACCGCCCCGGCGCTCATGGCGTGGACGGTGCTGCGTCGTGACACGTTCGGCAACGCATACTGGTTCATCGAATGGAACCGTGGGCGCATCGAGGCTATCTGGCCCATCACCGCGACCGTCCAGCACAACTACGACCGCGACGCGCCGAAGGGCTACCGCACCACCTACACCGTAGCGCCGGGCGATGACCACGTGCCCGCAGGGACGTACTTCAACCACGAGGTCGTCAACATCTGCACGCACGTGACCAAGGACGGCATCAAGGGCAAGTCGCTCGCGAAGCTGGCAGCCGAGGAGATCGGCCTGAGCCTCGACCTTGAGCGCTTCTACCGCTCGATGCTCCGCAACGGGAACCACCATCTGGGCCACGTCGAGCTACCAGCCGGGAACGTCATCAACGACGAGAAGAAGCTGAGCGCCCTGCGCACGGCAATCGACATGAAGAGCGGCATCACCGAGGCGGGGCGCGCGCCCATCTTCGGCTACGGGGCTAAGTGGGTCGCCGACCAGCAGACCATGAAGGACGCGTCGGTCATCGAGCAGCAGAAGTGGGTGCTGCATCAGGTGTGCCGCGCCTGCAACGTGCCTCCTTGGAAGGTCTACGACGGAGACCAGACGACCTACGCCGGCGGGCAGCAGTCCAACATCGACTACGTGACTGACACCATCGTGCCCGACGTGCGGTGCATCGAGATCGCGTTGCAGCCGGTTCTCGCGTCCTGCGGGCTTCCGAACGCGCAGGCCAAGTTCCGCGTTCAGGGCCTCATGCGCGGCGACGACGCCACCCGCACCCAGTACTACCGCGAGATGGGCTATCTGGGCGCGATCACGCGCGAGGACGTCCGCGACCTTGAGGACTTCGACCCGCTTGAGGGCATCGGGCTTCCGCTGTTCCCGCTGAACTACGGAACCGTCAACCCTGATGGAACCGTGAACGTTTTCAACTCGTCCAACGCAGAGAAGCCGAAGGAACCCGGAGACGGGAGCCAGACGGGAGTAGGAGGCACGAATGTTTCAAATCAAGAATGAGGCCCAGCGCGCGACGGTGTACCTCTACGGCACCATCGGGAGCGACTTCTGGGACATGGATTCGAGCAACACGGCCAAGAACTTCGCCGCGACGCTTGACGAGCTGAGTCCCAAGCCGCTCGACATCCGCATCGACAGCTGCGGCGGCGACGTGTACGAGGGCTTCGGCATCGCCTCGGCCATCCAGCGCTACGAGGGCGAGACCACCGCATACGTTGACGGCATCGCGGCCTCGGCGGCCTCCTACATCGCCGTCATGGCGGACAAGGTCATCATGAGCGACTTCGCGCAGCTGATGATTCATGACGCATGGACCTACACGAGCGGCAACGCGGCAGAGCTTCTTGTGGCCGCAGAGCGCCTTGAGGCCGTGGACGGAACCATTGCGGGCATCATCGCCGCACGCTCCGGCATGGACGTTGAGGACGTGCGTTCCGCCATGGACGCCGAGACGTGGTACGACGCGCAGGCCGCAGTTGACGCGGGCCTCGCGGACGAGATCATCCAGACCGAGCAGCGCGTGGCGGCCTGCATCGACCCGGCCATGCTGGCCCGCTACAAGCATGCCCCGAAGGCGGCAATCGAGGCGCTTTCCACCCCCAAGCCCGCCGAGCCGGAGGACGAGCCGGGCAAATCTCACGCCGCAAATACCATGCAGCAAAACGAGGGGTGCCACCTCCTCGTGTTGGGAAACAGGGTCTACCGGACAAAGGAGTAGAACATGGCAATCCTCAATTCCAAGCAGCTCTGGGCGGAGCGCAACCGCCTCGCCGAGGAGCAGCGCCGCGCCGTGGATGACAAGGACGAGAGCAAGGCGCTCGTCATCCAGGGCCAGATCGAGCAGCTGGACATCACCATCGGCCACGTCATCGAGGAGGAGGACGCGCTCCGCAACGCGCCCAAGCCCAAGCCGCACAACGAATCCTTCGGCGTGCGCATCCTCGGTGCCCGCGACGAGTTCCACGGCCTTCAGGTCGGCTTCAAGAACTCCGCCGAGGTCGGCCCGCGCAACGCCGCCAGCGTCGTGACCGTGGGCGCTCCCACCGAGATCGAGCTTGAGCTTCCCGCGAAGCTCCCCGGCGTGTTCCAGAACTTCGCGAGCACCCTGCTCGAGACGCCAGCCGCAGGCTCCGTTACCTACAAGCAGCGCGACAAGACCAACGAGAGCGGCGCGCCCGCTACGTGGGCTGGCGTCACCGCCGGCACCAGCGCCACCAAGGCTCAGGTCATCTACGCGTTTAAGGACGCCGTCGCCAACAAGGAGACCATCGCGGGTTACGTGCCCATCTCCAAGGACACCCTGATGGACTACGACGAGCTTCTGGACATCATCGAGCACGACCTCCTGCTCGACCTTGACGAGATCACAAACGGCAAGTACTGGAACGGCTCCGACTCCACCCACATCGTGGGCATCACCAACGTCACCGGCATCCAGACCTTCACCGAGAAGATGGGCGGAATGTACTTCGACGCCATCCGCATGATGCGCACCAAGGTCATGCGCAACGCCCGCCGCATCCCCACCCACGTGGCCGTCAGCCCGGAGGTGCGCGAGTCCATCGACCTGTACAAGACCGAGACCGGCCTGTACCAGACGCTCGGCTCCGACGTGTACTGGGGCATGCAGGTGGTCGAGGACGCGAGCTGCCCCGGCATCCTCGTGTACGACAGCTTCGCCGCCCGCCGTCGCGCCATCCACGGCGGCACCACGGTGGAGATCGGCTACTACAACGACCAGTTCATCAAGAACGAGCTTTCCATCCTCGGCGAGCACACCAAGGCGCTTCAGGTGCGCTACCCGGACGCCTTCTGCCTCGCCACCCAGACCGACCTCGACAAGGCTCCCGCCGCCGCTGGCGTGGGCGCGTAAGGAGGAGTCATGTTCACCAGCAAGAAGCGCGTCATCCGGAACGGTTTCCTCGTTGCCTTCGAGGGCGAGGTCATGTCCGACGAGGAAGCAGCCAAGCGCGGGCTGCTCGACCCCGAGCCCGATGAGAAGCCCAAGCCCAAGAGCACCCGCCGCAAGGCCAAGCCCAAGGCCGCCGAGGCCGAGGAAGACGAGGACTACGACGAGGACGAGGAGGCCTGATGCTCGTAGCGCCGGATTCGACAATCCGCGTCGCGGCATCCGAGACCGCCGTCTTGCAGCTTGAGGCAGACGCCTCGATCGACTCCGCGACCCTGCGCCCCCGCTTCGGCGGGGAGCAGGGTCTTCCCGTTGAGGACAACGCCGTCACGCTGCCGACGCTCAAGGCCCCGGACACCGCCCGCATCGACTGGAAGAAGGGCGGCGAGACGCTTTTCACCACCTACATCGAGGTGGTGTCCCGCCACTACTTCAGGCTCGACGCGCTCAAGGGCTACGGCGTGACGGTCAACGGCTATTACGGCCTTGGCCAGTGGATGACGCTGGCGGCGATGGGCACCATCCGCCCGGAAGGCATTACCCCGGAGGAAGAAGAAGTCTGGGATGCGCTGAACCTCGACGAGCTGAATCCCTATACGCTTGATCTGGGCAAGGCGAAAGCGCTGCTGGAGGAAGACGGCTGGACGCTGAACGAAAACGGAGAGCCGTTTGAGGAAACGCGCGACGCTGTGCGCTGCAAGGATGTGGACGGCGAGTTGATGCGCCTGTCGCTCGACTTTGCGCAGGTGAAGGACAACGATTTCGCACAGCTGGTCGTCGATCAGTTCAGCGAAACGCTGCCGCAGGTCGGTATCGAGTTGGTTGTGCATGAGGTCAGCTTTAACGAAATGCTCAGCGATTATTACCGTGAGGACGGCGAGCGGCTGTACGACATGAATTTCATGGCGACGAATTTCGTTTCCACGTTTGATCCGTTCATGACGTTCACC